ATCCAGCATCAGGGTCGTTTGAGGCATCATAGGTATCTGTATCATCATCATCCGGCTCATAATCTCCAAATGGTTGATCAAAAAAACCAGAATCATCAAATGTGTCCGTATCATCGTCATCTGGGGGATCGTATGTCATACCGGGATCACCACCACCGGGAGGGCCACCACCTGAGTCACCACCAGTATCGGGTGCATCCGAGTCAAAAGTGTCTGTGTCATCATCATCTGGCTCCCCGTAATCTGTTGGTTGACCTGACCTATCCCATAGTGTATTTTCATCATAGGCTTCATCATCCAGTTGATCAAATGTTTCGTCAACTGGTTCATCATAGTCATAAGGATCATAATGCCAATACATAGGGTTGCCGTCTTCATCGGTCACACCAGCAACATCCCCTAATACTTCATCTCCAAGTTCCTCATTAAAATCATAGTAGTCACCTGTATCCTGTTCAGGTTCAACTCCTTCTAAATCTAAGGATTCTTCATCATCTTCGTCAAAGTCATACCCCTCATCTCCTTCATAATCCCCTTCTCCTTCCAGATAGTCATCTGACTCATCAAACCCATATTGTTCAAGATAGTCTTCTTCCTCCTTTATCTCTTCTTGTAAAGCCAATGCATCAGCTTCTTCTTTATCAAGTTTTTCCTGATACTCCTTTTCTGCCTGTTCTTCCGCTTCTCTTTCTATTCTCTCAGCTTCTTCTGCTTCAGCCACCACACGATCTGCTTCTTCCTTCTCCTCCTTTGCTATTCTTTCATCTTCCTCCCTTTGTTCCCTTTCCTCCCTCTCAATTCTTTCCCGTTCTAATCTTTCCCTTTTATCTTTTAATCTTTGTTCTTCCTTGGAAATTTTCTTTTGACGTTCCTCCTCTTCTATTCTTATCCTTTCTTCTTCCTCTTCTCTCTCCTTTTTCTCTTTTGCTTCTCTCTCTTCTCTCTCTTCTCTCTCTTTTTTTTCTTTTTCCTCCCTCTCAATTCTTTGCTGTTCCAGATTTGCATAATAGGCAGCCCAATCGAAACCAGAATCACCGCCAGAGGCTTCATTTAATTGATCCCTTCCTTCTTGCTCCCCCTCATCACCACTCATGTCATCACCCTCACCACCCCCATTCAGGGTCGGAATCCTCTCACCTCTATATTCAAGAAATTCAAAGGGGCGGTCATTCTGATCTGCAAGTGCCTGTATTTCCGGGCCAAAACCTCCAACAAACCCCCTATCCTTATCCTTCCATCTCATGGTGTTAAGGGCTTCAACTTCAGGGTCTGTCAGGACTGCAACCTGATGGTTATCACCTTTGTATCCGGGGAACCTTCCCCTGCCTTTGCCCTTTGGTAATTTAGAATCCTTTGCAGTCTTTTTACCAACTACTCTTTCGTAACTCTTTATCTTAGTTTCAGGGTCTTTCTTACCAGAACCACCAAGTGCTTCTAAGATTCTTCCTTCTCTTGGGTTAATATGGGCAATCTCATGTCCCTTTGGCCCTGCCTTGTTAATGGCTTCCACAGTAGATTCATTAAAGGCAGTAACTTGGGGCTTTTGTTTTGGCTCCCTGCTTCCGGGGCCGGACGTACTTTTGCCCTTTCCCCTTGAGGATGCGACAGCTTTATTTGGAGCAATTGCTCCTGTTTTGCTTCCTACTATTCTAGCCATTTTTATCTAACAATTTTTCCAGAACCTCCACCTTGTTCCCAGAGATTAATCTGGTCACGGATTTTCCTGCGGTTTTCTATTTCTTCACGTTTTGCAAGACCTTCTGTTATATTCCCAAATACATCCAAAAGTGGATCGAATTTGGGAGGTTGATTTAAAATTGCCGCTTGTTGATTTGACAATGATGCCGCAAGGTCAGGATTTGCATTTATCTGGTTTAAGTTTGTCATCTCCTTTTTTGCGGCTGTTACTGCTGCTTCTGAATCATCGGCAGCTTTAATTGCACCACTTGCCAGTTCCTGCTTCTGAAAACCCATGTCTTCTGCGGCTTTCGCTTTTCTTCCAACTTCCGTTGAGCTACCGAATCTACCACCTCTTGCAAGTGCATACTTTAAATCCTGCAATCCCTTCTTATACTTATCTTCAAGTTGAGGTTCATAATAATCTAAATATGCATCTTGACTTCTATCATAAAAATCTTGGTCATATTTACCAAAAACTTCTTCAATTCTTTTAAGTCCTGCATCAACCTTTGCCTGTCTCCTTGCCTCTGCCTCTGCCGCAGATTCGTATGCTGGTTGGCTGTTGTTGCCACCTCCTCCCAAAAGTGTGTTAAAAAAATTTGTTAGTGCATTTGCCATATTATCCTGCCTCGTTTAGTGAATAGTGAACTGCCAAAGTGCCTAGCTTGGCGGCTCCTGATTGTTCGTTTTCTAGCTTTATTGCAAGGTGTGTAGACGTTGTTGATAGTCCAATACGTCCCAACCCATACGTTACCTTATTAATAGTGGCCGCCAACTCATTGGCTTCAATATCAGTTGGATCACCAGCAACTTTTATTGACCATGTAGATGAGCCAACCAAATCTATCCCTGACCACATCTTATCGGTTGCAGGAGTTTGAGCATCAAGGAATGGTAGTTGGACTGTGACTGTGCAATTGTCATATTCATTATCATTCAAGCCTCCCAAACTATACACGTTATTCCCACTTCTGCAAAGGACTTGTCTTCCATCAAATGCCCATGCCTCAATTACAAATCCCGGTTCATAAATTGACCATGCAGAAACTTTTGAACTGGGGAAATACGAGAATACATAAACCTTATCTCCCATTGCCAAGTAGTACCGCCCGGATCGTGGGTCTAAAATACCACAAGCATTACGTCCGTCTGCCGCATCAGCCTGAACTGCCGCTATAACAATATCATCTATGGGGTTCCCTATGTCACCAACGTATGCGGCATTTGAAGAATCTCTGGACTTTAAACTTCTTATGCCGGAGCGTGACAAATAAAATACATCCGAGTCTCCAATTGCAATAACTGATTTACTTGCAATTGTGCCTGTATTGTTTAGCACCTGGACAAGCTGGATTACATCTGGATTAGGATCAGAAAACCAGATCTGAATGCAGTCCTGTGCTAGGATTGCCATATTTTCATAGTACGTTGACATTGCCATCAATTCCTCAGAATTTCTAGCATGGTTTGAGAGTGTCTGGAATCCTGCTCCAGTAGGTTCGTTTAAATCAACTCCTGTCCATTTTGTGGGATCACCCACTCCGCACCATCGCCATGTTGACTCTTCCAATGAATGGATTGCATACTTATTACTCATTACATAGGAACCAGCCTGTTGTCCGGCTGAAATGGTTGCACCACCTGATGTAGTTGCTGAAGCTGTAGTTGTTGTTAAATCTCCAGTTTTTGTTTCAACATGGGTCTGAGAGTTATAATAGTTGTTTACTGCGGCTCCCTGCGTTTCTGCTATTATCGTAACTTCTGCTCCACTTGCTACTGCTTCCCATTCCGGTGATGTTGCGGTTGAGTTTATTTCATCAGCAATCTTTTGTGCAGTATATGGATGTGAAGTTTCCCAGAGAATAGGATCACGAATAATTGATATGCCATCCATTGTCAGGTCGGTTAATGCATTGTCAATACCTCCAGCAAATGGTGATGTTCCATTAACTATCCCAAAATCACCCTCTACACCAGAAGTTATTGCCTTCCCATTTGCTGTCGTACCTTTGTCTGCCGCCGTTATTGTTACTGTTGCAGTAGATGCAGTTGCAGTATAATTTGGTACTGATGTTTTTGCGGTGATTGCAGTTACAATTGCCGCAGCAGTTGTATCATTATTTCCCGTATGTGCAATCGGGCCATCCAAAATATCCACATTATCTACACGCAGGAAAAGAAGATTATTCCCTGTATAAACTGTTCCTGCATTAACAACAACTGTTCCGGCAGCCGCAGTTCCTGTACTTGATGTTAAATTTCCTCCTGTAACTGTAAATGAAGCTCTTGCCCGTCCGTCATACTGTTCAATTATCCTGTTAAGTGCAATGGCACTTTGCCAAGAATGTGTCCCAGTACCAGCGTTTGTGTAGGTAACTTCGTTGCCGCCTTCGCTGGTTGAAACAAAGAAGGTGTTAGCAGTTATAGTTCCTACAACATAATAATCTGTAGCTAAAGCTAAACCTGTAGGTAGCGTATCTGTAGTGGTAAATCTAACAACATCGTCTTCTTCCAAGTTATGGCTTGTGCTAGTTATTTGTAAGTCTCCACCAGAGTCAGCTACTGAAACAATACTTGTTGTTGGCTGGGTTCCACCGGGGTCATCGTGATCCCCCCAGTAATGATTGATACGTCCATCCTCAAATTCCACAGCCGCATAAGGTTTGCCATCAAAAAAGTCCACACTCAAAATCCTTGCCATATCCTCTTCACCAGCATTGCCCTTGTATCTGCTTTCCATCTTGATAACAGACAACTCTTCGGGTTGCCCTGTCATTGATGGTCTTCCTGTGTGACAGTCTGCAAAAACATAGACACGCCCACCTCCGGCGGCAAGGCCGTGAGTGTTTGCCGGAAGAGTAGTCCAGAGCTTAAATGCCCTTCGCTTCTCAATCTCACCACCCCTTGTTATGTGTGCATTGGTCAGGCCAGCAACTCCGTCATCATTAAGGCCGTATAGACTGCCCGGTACAGAGGTTACAGCAGTCCTCCGTGTGTCAATTCCAGATTTAAAATCTTCGACTAAAACGTATGGCATCAGCCCACCTTATGAACGTGCATTGGCAAATCAACAACTACATCTTCTCCAAGGACTAAAGGTTCAGTCTTGGATAATCTTGCTCGTAGTCTCTGGTAATGAACCTGTGCCTGTTGCTGTTTTAATTGTGCATCAGGACTTTTCTGGCGAGTTAATAATTCTGCGGCGGCAAAAAGGACAATCAACTGATCATCCAAATCTGCGGTATCTGACATGGAAACAAATGTGGAAAGGTTGCCTGTGCCTTCTAACCTGAAGAGGCCATCACCTGTTGTTGCATTTGCATTTTCACTTGGAATGGGCCAAACCTCTACCTGTACTGCTCCGTATGCTTCATATTTCCGAATGGGCCATGAGCGTGATCCTGTATCTGAGTCATGGATTGTGTAATCATGTGTAGAGATTCCATAAAAAATCTTATGCCAAGATGTTCCATTTTTGAACGAGGCTCTTTCTACACGCTCAAGAGTTATTCCAGAGGGAATATCATAAT